GATCGAATGGCAAGTACAGTAAGACATAACAGGGCAAGAGGTAAACATTCTGTTGATGGTATGGCTAATATGGTATTTAGTATGCTTGATAATGGTTGGGCTGATGAGGCAATTTGTAATAATCTAGGTATGGAGGCTGAAGAACTTCTCAGATTAAAACATGTTACGGGCTTTAGTAAACTATTCAAAGATATTGAATATCAAAAAGCATGGAAGACAAAAAGACAAATTCAATTAGAGAGAGATTATAAAAATGATAACTAATATTGGAATACATAAAGTACAACACAGCGATATTATGCAAGGCATACATAATTTAATGGGTAATGATAAAGCTGATTTTATTTATAGTGACCCTCCTTGGGGTGCGGGTAATTTGAAATATTGGCAAACCATGAATAAGAAAATGACAGGGAAAGAACGTAACGAAATAGATTACAATAATTTCATCAATCATTTTTTTAGCTTAATGAGTAAGTACGCTAAAGATAGAGTAATTATTGAGTATGGAGAGCGTTGGCATAATGATATTGTTTTATTATCTAAAAAATATGGATTCTTACATAACGGCTCATGTAAAAGTCTCTATAAATCCGGAAGTAATTTATTACCTTTAGATATGCATTTTTTAAGTAAAACTCCATTTACATTAACTAATCAAATTAAAAAAGATTGTTATGATTTAAGAGGTTTTGCTTTAGTAGATAAGATGTTTGACCATGTGTGCCCAAATGATGCAGAAATAGTTTTAGATGCTATGTGTGGCATGGGTTACACAGCTCAAGCAACAGTTAATAGAGGCATAGCTTTTAGAGGAAATGAGTTAAACGCAAAGAGATTAGAAAAAACTAAAGCTAGGTTATGCAAATAAACATTGTAGATTTTAGTAGAATTAAATGGGTAACAACTAATTATAATACAGAATATGCACAATTTAGTGAAAGAAAATCAGAGACTATTTGGTTTGAGTGTATAAATAATAATGTAACTTTGGGTGTTGGTGGTTTAGTGTTGATGGGTAGTAACGCTAGATTATCAAGTGTTTATGTGTTACCAGAGCATAGGGGCAAAGGCGTTGCACAAGAATTAGTTAAGGCTCGTATCAATTACGCACAAGAAAATGGTTTTAAAAGTGTAGATGCTAGAACAGTTAAAAAATATTATGAATCACATGGCTTGGTCAAAATAAAAGATTATAAGGTTGGTGGTGCTTGGTATAAAAAAGTTTTTTGAACATTATAAAAAGGAGTATACAATAAAGGTCAAATGCCAAAGATAATAGAAAAGAACGAGGATAAGAGTAACATGGTAAGGAGTTTATCCGGTCTAGGTATAACTCAAGACCAAATATGTGCCATTCTGAATATATCTAGGAACACTCTAACTAAGTATTATGATGATGAGTTAAGGGTTGGTAAAGCACAAGCCAATTCTAAAGTAGCTGAGAATTTGTTTAGGATCGCTACTAGCTCAACGCATGGTAGTGTAACGGCTGCAATCTTTTGGCTTAAATGTCAAGCGGGTTGGAAAGATACAAATACTTTAGAGGTAATTAATGCAGACACAGATGAAAAACAATTTAACCGACTTATCGAGAACATTCGAGACGCTAAACTCGAAAGAGAAGAAAGCGACACTACTTCTAACTAAGTGGTATAACAAAGCTCGATCCAAACAAATCATCAAAGATGAAGATGATTATAATATATATTTATTTCTTGCCGGCAGAGGATGGGGAAAGACATTAACCGGTGCTTACGATTTAGTACAATACTGTTTGTTAAATCCTAATGTTATATGTGGCGTTGTAGCACCAACTTATGCTGATTTATCAAAGGTATGTTTTGGTGGTGAATCCGGTATTATGAATATTATAGATAGAGATGTATTAAAGGATAAAGGTTACAACAAATCGGCTGCTCAAATTAATTTTTATAATGGCTCTAAGATTATAGGCTTTCCCGCTATTGAGCCTGATAGATTAAGGGGTGTACAGTTTCATAGAGTATGGTGTGATGAGTTAGCATCATGGCGTTATAGAGAAACTTTTGACAACATACTTATGGCTTTACGTTTAGGTCAAAACCCTAAGTGTATTATTACAACAACACCTAGACCATTACCTTTGATTAAAGAATTAGTTAAGCGTGGTGATGTAAAGAAAATATCCGGCTCTACATTTGAGAACGAAAATAACTTAGCTAAGTCTACAATAGCAATGTTGCGAGAAAGATATGAGGGTACAAGATTAGGTCAGCAAGAATTATATGCTGAGATTCTTGAGGATGTAGAGGGTAGTTTATTTAAACGAGATAACATTGATATGAATCGTGTCAAACTAGCTCCTGATATGGCTAGGGTCGTTATTGCTGTGGATCCCGCAGTTACAAGCCACAAAAATAGTGATGAGACAGGTATCGTTGTAGTAGGTCGTGGTGTAGATGATAGATTCTATATACTTGATGATAGGTCAGGAATATATACACCTGACAATTGGATTAAGAAAGCAATTAGTTTATATTATGAATATGAAGCAAATTATATTGTTGCAGAAGTTAATAATGGTGGAGATTTAATTGAGAGATTACTTAGGGTTTCAGATGAAAATGTACCTTACAGAGCCATTAGAAGTAGCAAAGGTAAGATGCTAAGAGCAGAGCCGGTATCAAGTCTCTACGAACAGGACAAGGTCTCACATGTAGGATATTGGAAAGAATTAGAAGAACAAATGTGTCAATACACAGGAAGTAGTGTACAATCACCTGATAGATTAGATGCTCTGGTCTTTGGGATAACAAGCTTGCAGAACACAGGCAAAGCAGTATTTAGGATAAGTTAATATGGGTATATTTGATAAATTTTTTAAACAAGAACAACCAAGCTTAAAAAGAAAAGAGGCACCAAAGGTTGTTATCAATAAAGTAAACGCTACATACAATCAAAACAGAAAATATAAAGACTATGCCAAAGAGGGTTACGAAGAAAATGCTATTGTGCATAGATGTATACAGCTTATTTCTAATAGTGCATCTGCTGTAAAAATAGATGTCTATGATGGAGAAAACCTTTTAGAAAATCACGAACTAATATCATTACTTAAAAGACCAAACCCATTACAAAGTGGTGTAGAGTTTTTTGCATCTCTATATTCATATCTAATGATATCTGGTAATTCTTACATTGTTAGAGATTCAGATGCTTTAAGACCGGCAAAAGAATTATATTTATTACGCCCTGATAGAATGAAAGTGATTGCTGGATTAACCTCGATCCCTGAAGCATATGAGTATTGGCTCAATGGACAAGTAGAATCTAGGTATCCTGTAGACCAAACAAATGCCTTATCTCAAATAAAACAAATTAAATTATGGTCGCCCTTAAATGACTTTGAGGGGCTTTCTCCAATAATGGCTAGTGCTTATAACATAGACCAACATAACTTAGCGGGATTACATAATGTGGCTCTTTTAAAGAATGGTTGTACGCCTAGCGGTATGTTAAAGTTTGAGCCAAGTGATGAATCAGGAATGTCCACACAACTTACTGATGAGCAAAGAGCAAGGTTGTTAGAAGATTTAGAGTTTAGATTTCAAGGTACTCACAATAGTGGTCGCCCTATGTTGTTAGAGGGTAATTTCCAATATCAACAACTAGGACTTAATCCTAAAGATATGGATTTCTTAGAACTACTTAATTTATCCGCAAGAGAAATAGCTTTATGTTTTGGAGTACCGGCTCAATTAATCGGTATACCAGAGGCAAACACATATTCTAATATGGAAACTGCAAAGCTTGGATTATACGAAGAAACAATAATACCATTACTAAAAAGAGTAGAATCAGATTTAAACGAGTATTTATCACCGCTATATCAAGGAAATATTCATATTAAATATGATATCAATTCTATACCGGCTATGGCAGAAAAAACTAAACAAACATACGAGAATGTTGTTGGTGGTGTCAATGCGGGTATCTTAACAAGAAATGAGGCAAGAGAAAAATTAGGGCTCGATCCGATTACAGGGGCAGATGAATTATTTATCCCATCTAATTTATTTCCTATTGGTGAGGCAAGCGAACAATTAAGTGATGAAGATAATGATAAGCCTGTAGATGCCGAGGGTAATGAGAAACTTTATGATATGGCTTATGGTACAAAAGAAAGTGTTGATGTAGATACTTTTACTACAGAAGAAGAGGCAATCGATAGAGCGGAAGAAATAGGTTGTGTAGGAACACATACACATGACAAAGATGGTAAGACAGTTTATATGCCATGCCGTAATCACGCAGACTATGAACAAGCATTGCAAGATAATAAGGCATTAGATGATTTGAATTTAATACCATCAGATTCAATGGTTAGTGAGGCTAAACGTGGGTTGGAATGGAGAAAAGAATTTAATCGTGGCGGTACAGCAGTAGGTGTTGCAAGAGCAAGAGATATAATTAATAAAACTAGATTATCTCCTAATACTGTATTAAGAATGTACTCATTTTTTTCAAGGCATGAAGTAGATAAACAAGGACAAGGATTTAATAGAGGCTCTAAAGGTTATCCATCTGCAGGCAGAATTGCTTGGGCGTTGTGGGGTGGTGATTCTGGGTTTTCTTGGGCTAAGACTAAACGTAATCAAATTATGAAAGAACGTGAAAAGTCCGATGACATGATCGAGTACATTCCAGAGGCTTGTTTAGAATCTAAAGATATAGAAATTAAAGCTATGTCATCAGCAGTGAAAAAAGGTTTACAAGGCAAAGTAGATAAACATAATGAGAAATATGGAGATAAGGCGGGTAAGAAAGTTACATTAGGAATGTTGTCAGCAGTGTTCCGTAGAGGTATTGGTGCTTATCGTACTAACCCACAATCTGTTAGACCAAGTGTCAGAGCAAGCGGTGGTGAGGATAGATGGGCATATGCTCGTGTAAATGCTTTCTTAGTAGCTGTTAGAACAGGTAAGTTTAGAGGTGGAAAATTTGATTTAGATTTACTACCATCTGCGCACCCTTTATCTTCTAAAAAATAGAGAGGTAAAATTATGCCTAGTACGGATAGGTCTGGTATATCAACAGCAACAGCTCATGACATTGTAAGAGCATGGAACTTGCCTAATATGAAAAAACAAAAAGATGTTTTTGAATATTTAGGTTTATCAACTGATTCTGGAACTATGTCTTTTTACAGACAACAGGCAGAAGAAATTACCGGTATTAAATTAATGCCACATAATAATAATCGTAATCTGGTTATAAGAACTGAAAGAGCAAACTTACCGCCTCTAACTAATAAAGTAGAAATAACAGACCATGCCTATTCAATGCTTGTATTTAGTGATGCACATTTTGAAGGTCATGAGACTGTATCTTTCAAAATCATGTGTGAAGTATTAAAAGATTTGGTAAAGACTAGACAACTAAAGTGTGTAGTAGCTAATGGTGATATTATGGATTTATCTGTTTTATCTTCTTTTGCAAAGTTTCATACAGAGATAAGACCAAGAGAAAGAACAGTACAAAAAGAGATTTATGATTCCCAAGCTCAAATAAATAGATTACAAAAAATAATTGATAGGGCTAAATATCCTATCAAACAAATAGCAACCTTTGGTAATCATGAAACAAGGTTGTCAAAAGTAGCTATGTCTTGGGGCAGAGCCTTTGAAGATTTAGAGGCATTTAAAATACAAACTTTATTTCCTGATTGGGATTGGGCAATGTCTCATTTAGTAGATGATACAGTTATTATTAAGCATAGAATGAGAGGTGGTGTTCATACCGCATACCAAAACTCTATGAGAGCCGGTATCAATATTATTACAGGTCATACTCATCAACTTAATACAAGAACATTCAATACTTATTCAACTACAGCTATGGCTGTTCAAACCGGTCATCTATCAGAACAATATCATCCTTACTTAGAGGATAATGTTGCAAATGATTGGAATAATGGATTTGCTGTAATTACTGTGGATCCCCAAGAGAAAAGCATACACCCTGAATTAGTACAAGTAAGTAACCTCAATCGTTCAGCTTTCTTTAGAGGTAAAAAATATACAGTATGAAAGATTACCCATTAGTTATGGTAGATTGGTTAGACCATACAGCAGATGCAAGGTGGGTTGAGAATATTGATACATGCAAACCTGAGATGTGTAGAACTATTGGTTGGTTAGTAAAAGAGGATAAAAAATCTTATAAGATAGCTAATGCCATGACAGAAGATTCCGGTATTGGTGGCATATCTGTTATACTAAAATCCTGTGTTGAGGAGCTTTGGTTAATAGATGTAGAAGATGAAGAAAACTGAAAGAATACACATGAGCAAGGTAGCAGAGTTAGGCTGTATCGCTTGCATTAAATTAGGTTTTGAAGATACACCGGCAGAAATACATCATGTGAAAAGATTTGGAAATAAAAGAGATAATTTAAAAGTTATACCTCTTTGCCCTCATCACCATAGAACTAGTCAAGAATCCTACCACTTAAATCCCAAAGATTTTACAGAAATGTTTGGTACGCAAGATGAATTGTTAGAAGAAGTTATGGAAAGAATTTATGGCAAAAGTAAAACTTAGCAGAGCAAAGGATTATAGAGAGCAATTAAGGTTGTATATTACCTTAACTAAGCCCCTATATTCACGTTTACGAGCTTTTAATAAAAGGTATGGTAAGTTAGCATCAGAACAATATAATACTAACCAAAAAATACTCCCGGAATATTATGATGATTATTTCCAAGATTTATATTTCATGTTCAAAAATAATATCGAGAATGTATTTGAATCTGTAAATACTAGATTCAAAAGAACTAGGGAAATAAAAGCAGATAATGAAATCATCCCTTATATATCAGAATATGTAACAGAACAAACGGCTCAAAATGTTGCTAATATAACCGAGAGTACAAGGCGTTATATTGAAACAGCTGTAGCATCTGGTATTGCAGCCGGTATCAGCCCAAGAGATATATCTTATGCAATACAAAACTCTACGGGATTTTCGGATTCGCGATCTAAATTAATTGCCCGTACAGAAACACATCAAGCTATGAACTTTGCTAGTTATAAAGTAGCTAACAATTTACTACTTACCGAGCCTGTCAAAGAATGGGGAAGTGCTTTAGATAGTAGAACTAGGCAATGGCATAGAGATATGGCGGGTACTCGTATAAGACTTAATAAAAGTTTCAAAGTATTTACGCCTGTGGCGGGAGGCGGTATTTCTGAAAGGTCAATGGAATATTGTGGTGATGCTAACGGGGGTGCTAGTAATGTTATTAATTGTAGATGTTTCACTTTATATTATGAAAAAGGAGATGTTGTAGAAGATTAATGAAAAC